CGGGCCGGGGTGATTAGCGACAAAACGAAGATCACCTTTGACCCGCACCTCGCTGTAGAGTTGGCCATCACCGCTGAACACGACAAGATTCTGGTTGCGACGGTGGGCCTGCCTCGCAGCGGAAAGACCACCTGGGCCCAGAGCCAGGCATGGCCCATCGTCAATCCCGATTCCATCCGGCTGGCTATCCACGGCCAGCGGTTTGTCAGGCAGGCCGAGCCGTTTGTCTGGGCCACGGCCAAAGCGATGGTCTCGGCCCTCTTTCTGGCCGGTCACAAGATCGTCATTCTCGACGCGACCAACATCACCAATAAGCGGCGGGCAGAATGGCTATCCGAGGAATGGACCACCTTTTTCAAGGTAATTGATACGCCGGCTTCGGTGTGTGCCGAGCGGGCCAGGGCGGCCGGTGATGAGGAGATTGTGCCGGTCATCGAGCGAATGGCCGAACGTTACGAACCTTTGCCCGCTCCTGGCACCTTGGTTTGGCCGGGGGAGGAGGATTGACCGATGCTCAAAGAATTTGACGAGTTGATACAGCTTGCCCTAATTCACGGGAGTGACCTTTCGGCTAATCAGGAGTTTATCGCGGCCACCAACGCGCTTCGAGGGCTGATCGAGCGGGCCGAGGGAGACTTGATAGCTCTCGATGTTGAGATGTTATTAGCCGACCAGTCTCGGCAAAAGCCGCTGCTGGAGCGGGTGAAGATGCTAAAGGCGCGGGTCTATGATTGGCAGCCGGTGGCCCGGTCGCTGCCGGCAGAAAGTACGTTTGTGTTGTGCGCTACGGTTGATCCCGACGGAGAGACATTAGCTTATTTTGTGGGTTATTACGTCAGGGGAATCTGGTACCCCCTCAACAACCAACTACCGGCAATGGTCACCCACTGGTGCAAGTTTGAGCGGCAGGTAGATGCCCCCCCGAGCGATGAAGAAATTACAGCGGACGTTCTGAGTGATTTGCTGTTATTGGTTGGGGTTGATTGTCCTGCGGATGTAGTCGAAGATTGGACCCCCGGCCAGATCGAGCAAGCCAGAGAATGGGCGGCCAGCGACAATGATGATGTCGAGGTGCCGGCCCGGCCCAAATTCCTGACCGGCTACGGTGGTCACCTTGACCCGGCTACGTGCCCGAATTGCTTGATCAGGATGGAGTTCGACAAAGGACAAAGCTCATCCCGTAATGAACCAGAGATTGGCCCCGTCTGGTTTTGTGATGAGTGCGGCTACGAGGTGCCGGCCTGATGACGCTGCACATCTGCGCTCCGGAGCCGGACTCGATGCACCTGGCCACCCGGCCCTGTCCGAATTGCCAGGGGGACCGGGTGTTTCTCGATGCCCTCGTCCCGTGGTACGGGGTGACTAGCACCTGCCTTAATTGCGGGGATGAGTGGGCTGAATGGGAGCGACTCCATCGCCCATTCGAGCGGGATTGGAGAAAGCGCCGGATGCGCCAGGCATGGGCAGCATTCTATCGGTTTAGAGGAATTACCCGGTAATGCGCATCCCCTTGGTGACCGTGATTGGGCCGCGCCGGTTAACCCATTGGTTTCGGTGGCTGCCGGGCTTTAATACCTATGCCTCGGAGCATTGGTCGCTGGGGGATAACCTGCGCTGGGTGGAGCAAGCCTGGCGCAGGGGTGATCTCTTTCTGGTTATCCCCTGCCACGGTGATATTTTTCAAGAGGAGTTAGTGAGGCTGGTCGAGTTGGCCGGCGAGAAAGCGGAGGAACATAGTGGCTACAAAAAAAGAGCGTGAGGCAATCGAACGGCTGCTCGATGAATTAGAAACTGTTGACGCCTGGCTCGATGATACGATGTTTCCTCGATTGAGCCGGGCAACATTTCGAGCTGCCCGCAGCAACGTGCGCGAAACCTTCGGGTTCGCTGATGATCTATTCAAAAGTGAGTGCCTCTTCCCCGGCCAATGTCTGATGGCTGGTGAACACCTGGCCACGGAATGCCACACGGCTGAGATGGTGGAAGCTTCGGGAGAAGTTGACCCGCGAATTCGTTCGTATCTGGTTTTTTGCCGGGATTGTAAACGCATTAGGGAAAAGCAGGGTACATCTGAGGAGATAGTACGTTTGGAGCGGCTTGGGTCGGTTTATTATATGTCCGATGATACCTGCCAATATTGTCTGGAAGATGAGGAGTTGGCGGTCAATGTGGATCAACACCTTTGAGGTCGAGACGACGGCCGGCCTTCCTCACCTGATTACCTTCTATGAGCCGCTGCCAACGACCGCCCCTCAGGAAGCGCGTCCGTACTGCTGTTATATCAGGACGGTGATTTTCTACAAGCCGCCTTTTCCCGGCAATCTGGAGATCATCGGCCAGGTAGAGACGCAATGGGATCTGTTGGGGGAACGGTATACCGACCAGATAGAGGGCTGGGCGGCGCTGGCCCCCTTTGTCTATCACGAGGGGCAGGTCTACGAATTATGTTCAGGTCAGGTGATCTGGCGCAATGGACAATGGGTGATGAAGAGGGGAGCCCGGCGAGTGCGCGAGGATGATCGCCGCTGGCCGTTTATCACGGTGCCGGAAGGGGTGGAGTGATGTTTGTATTAGACCTGAACAATCCAACCGATCCGGCTAATTATATAGATCGGGAGTTTGCGGCCGGCACGCCTTTCAATTGGCAAGATGAAGTTAGCGGGCAGCTTATGCAAGCAGTGATGGCCTATCTCCGGCAAGAGCCGACGCCGGAGCAGCTGCGAGTTAACCGTCTGGCAGGCGGTGGCGTTGATTTGTTTCACAGCTTTTACATGCGTCGGTGCAGCCGGCGGCGTTCATTACTTGATGTTTAACAGAAAGGGAAAGGACGATTGATGGTAAGGTATGAATTTGCAGAACAGTGGAACATTCCGTGCGTGGTCATCCAGCCGGGGGACACGGCGGAGCATGTCATTAAGTTGTCCATTGAGGCGGAGGCCACTTATTTCGATGGGGAGGACACGAACTATTGTGTCCGCTTCCCTGACCGGCCGCAGGAACTCTATACCGAGGAGGCGTTGCGAAGGAGTGGATTTCCGACGACAGCGGCTACCAGCCTGGAGCAAGTCAAGCAGGCAATCGCTAGCCAGCGGGCGGTCGAATATGCCCGAGCTTTTGTCGCCGGAGATTTGGTGTCGCTCGGCAAGCTAGACTTGGTAGCCCGGAACATTCAACAGATTATGATCGATATTCAAACCGAAGCTATCGAACAGGCGGCGCAAATTTGCGAGACCGTGCCGGCCGGTAATCGAGAAACAGTAGCCAGGGCTATTAGGGGGTTGCTCCCGCCGGAAGCGACTGATGGCTAAAAAAGTTGATAGGTACACCATTCTAGTCAGTCATACGAATGATCTTCCCCAAATCTTTGCGGCAATCGAAGCATTAAAAATGCACTGGTTTTGTGTCAAATCATTGACCTCCCCCGGTGTGTGTGATGTGTACATTTTTTTCGATAAAGCCGGGCTAGATAATTACCTGACCGGTGTTTATGGCGCAGTTGAGGATGACATTAGAAAGCGCATCTTGCAGGTCAAAGAGGGAGAGATCACCGCAGATGAGGCGGTCTCCCTCATCGAGGATATGTTGGCCTGGTAGATCAGTGTAACCCCAGGCCGGCGTCTAGGCCGGCCTTTTTTGCTTATCGCGCATTGAAATTGACATCAAAGTCAACATTTGATAGAATCTAGACACACACACCTATGGAGGCAGCACAAATGAAAATCGTTTACATCGAAAAGAAATTCAAAGCGGACAAAATGGATATGATCCGTCAATCCAACGCCATCATCGTCGAGTACGAACAGCAGGGATATGACCTGACTTTGCGTCAGATCTACTACCAGATTGTGGCCCGTGATCTCTTCCCCGAAGATCGGCGCTGGAGATGGACTGGCCGAAAATGGGTTCGAGATGTGAACGGCACAAAGAACGCTAAACCCAATTACAAATGGTTGGGTGAAGTGATAAATGATGGCCGACTAGCCGGACTGATAAGCTGGGAGGCTATCGTAGACCGGACGCGCAGCCTGGACACGCCTCCAGCCTGGGACGATCCCCGAGATATTCTGCGGGTGGCTTACCAAGGCTATGGCACCGACCTGTGGATCGACCAGGATTACCGGGTCGAGGTCTGGGTCGAGAAAGATGCGCTCAGCGGCGTTGTTAATTCAATTTGTCGGCGGTTGAATGTGCCCGATTTTGCTTGCAGGGGCTACACCAGTCAATCGGAGATGTGGTCAGCAGGCAATCGGCTACTAGGCCACTACCGAAACGGCCAGATGCCGATCATCATTCACATGGGGGATCATGACCCCAGTGGCATTGATATGTCGCGGGACATCGTGGAGCGGCTGGAATTGTTTATGGGGCTGCGGGAGGGTGACGGTTTTGAGTTCATCCGGGCCGCGCTCAATATGTCTCAAATCGAGCAATATAATCCCCCACCTTTTTTTGCAAAGCTAACTGACAGCCGGGCGAATGGCTACATCGGCAAATATGGCACCGACTCGTGGGAGTTAGACGCCCTGGACCCCACCACCCTGGATGGGGTCATCACCGGCATTGTCGGGCAATATCTGGACGATAAGAAATTCGAGGTCCAAAAAGCAAAGCAAGAAAATGAACGGGCCGAGTTGAAACGAATCAGCCAGCACTATTACGAAATCAATGGTTGGCTGGATGAACAAGAAGAGGATGAGTAATGGCTGACTTCGACGTTGTCTATTCCAACATGCTCCACGATGCGGCAGTCAAGTGGGGCTTAGAAGAGATGACCGGCCGGCCTTTGATTGGCCTGGCTCCCTACTGGGAAGGCAAGGGAAAAGGTGTCATAGGTAACCCCTATCAACCCAAACAAATCCCCCCGGTCGAGGTCATCGAGCCGGAGAGATTACCGGGTAATAGGATTGAGTTGTTTATCTTCAATGGCCGGTGGGGATTTAGCCTGAGTGTTACCTGTAAAACACGCAATTTCTGCTATGGCAACTTCTTGAAGTTCTGCGACCCTTACCCCGACCGGCAGGCCGCGCTGGAGGCGGCTGCGGCCAAAATCATCGAGGCAACCAAAGGCGATCCCAAGCTGGCGGCCTGGGCCAAATCGCTGGCCCAGCCTAAACAAATTGATATGTTCGAATTGATTGGAGTTTGACACAATGTTTAATCATCAATATTGGATAAAAAAGTTTATGACCCAACCCGGCTATAATGACGCGGGGGCTTACGGCGTCGAGATCAACGAGTTGGACGACCTGACCGACGACGTGGAGTTTGTTGTCAAAGTTTTGGGGGTGCATCACCTAACCCCGGACGAAAACCGGAGCGGGCATCACCTTTACCTTGATGTGATCGATGCGGAGGGGCAGCGCATCAACGGCGCGACCGTGCTGGTTTTTATCAGCGGTCGGCAGGAGAAAGTAATTATCGAGAAGCCGGCCAACGAGCCGGGCGGCAACCTTCCCTTGTGGAAACAAGATGAAGCCGCGACCGATGTGGTGATTATCCCGCCCAAAATCTTGCCCAAATCCTATGTGACCATCCAGGAGGTCAACGGGATCACGACCTTGCACGCTGACGAACACGGTCAGGTCGGGCGCAACACCGTCGGGCACCATTCGTTTTATGTGGTCTTCCAGGTGGGGACGATGGGGGTGGATTCTATTTTCCTACCGTTCCCTGAACCTGAGCCAGCCCCTCTGCCCTCCCCAACACCTGGCCCAGCCCCCCAGCCGGATCCTAATGAAGAGATGTCGCTGGTCTTGACCCTGGCCAGCGATCTGTATCACCAGCGGGCGGTGCAGATTCTCCTGCTCCGCCTGGCACATCGCTTGGAGCAGCGAGCTTTGATGCACGATCTCTCCCGCCTGCGGCGGGATGAGTTGGAGGGGTTTGCCCAAATCCGTCACATTCCCTACCAGCGGGATATGGCATCGCCGGAGTATCAAGCCTCACTCAAACGGGAGGTGGTTGGATTGCACTGGGCCCGCAACCGGCACCACCCGGAGTTTCACCCCAACGGTTATGAGGATATGAAGCTAATGGACATCATCGAGATGGCTGCTGACTGGCGGGCCGCCGGCTACGTCTACAAAGATCAGGATTTCGAGGGGAATCTGGTCAAGTTGTTCGAGCGGTTTGATATTGATCAGCCCGATCAGCAGATGATCCGGCTGATCCTGGCGGAATTGGGCGAGGTGGAGGAATGAGAGAGATAGATCCCTTTGCTAATTTTACCAAAAGTAGAAACGGGCTGTTTGTTCCGGCTGACGTGAAACGGTGGCGCTATCGACATCCCGTCGCCATCGATTTATTCTCGGGGTGCGGGGGATTCTCGCTTGGCTTTATGAAGGCCGGATTTCAAGTGGTTGCTGCCGTAGAATATGACCATTGGGCTGCAATGACCTACATGCACAACCTGGGAGCCTATCCTATCAATATTCATTTTGATACGGACGAAAGCAAGGGCAGGTTGGAGAAGGCCCTTGAAAAAGAATTCGAGCGGTGGGAATCCCCTAAAAGCGATGCAATGAGTATCCCTTTGGCCGGGGTAAGATTGGTTGATTCGGGATCCAAACAACGCTATGTGTTCGTGTTAGCTCCCGCCAACTCGCTGGAGTACAAAGCCTGGCGGGGCGTGTTGCCGGCTCACGTGGTCGAGTTGGCCGAGGATGAGGCGTTGAACATGCTGCAACCTCGTCTCCTGGCTGATCTTTCCCCCGACCTACCCCCTATCGAGTGGACGCGTTTGGTCGAGGGGCGCTTTAGCTAACATGCCTCGTTGCAGTTGTTGCAGTTGTTGCATTTTGCGGAGTTAGCCCAAAAGTACCTGCTTTTGATTTCCCCCTAAAACAACTTTGCTGTTAAAATGCTAACATTGATTTAAGAAAACTTAATAAATAAGTGTCGCCAAGCAAAGCATTGCAATCACTTTAACGACTGCGCTCCAAACAAACAGGCCACCCTCCGAGGCCACCGGCTTGTTCTTCGGCTATTGTTTGGCGACACTTGTTTACCCCCTAGATTGGTCCAACCAATTTAGGGGGTATTTCTATTTTACTCGATTTATCCCCACATTTCAAAAACACGTACTTTTCTCCTACAAACCTTCAGCTTCGCAGAATCCACTCAACATAATCTACCTTTTTTAAACTTGTGTGTTATAATGTTGACATTGAAGTCAATACAATTTGAAGGATGGCGGATATGGCAGAGAATACTCCCGATGGCGCTCCAGATACGGGCGACTTGAAACTGATCTACGAGGCATTGATTTATAAGGCCGAGCAATATGGTCAGCTATTCGATTTCTACGACGGTGATCATCCCTCAACCTTCTTAACCAAACGGCTGAAGGATCTATTCAAGAAGATCGACGTCACCTTTTCAGAAAACTGGTGCGCGGTGGTTGTGGACAGCATGCTGGAGCGGATCAACCTGAAAACCATCACAGTGGTCGGTGAGAACCGGGTGCTGACTACCTCTATAAACCTGATAAACGCTTTATCTGTGCAGCTTGAAGCCGAAGACCTGCACGAGGCGGTGCTGGTCACCGGCGAGGGATTCATTATGGTGGACCGGCTGCCAGAACGCCCGGCGGACATTGCCGGAGAAATAGACGCGGCCGAATTGGGCGACGGTGCGATCAACCCCCAAACCGAGATTTACTTTAATGACCCTCGCCAGGTCCACATTTTCTACCGCAACGACAACCCCGGCCAGATCAGAGTTGCCGGAAAGTGGTGGGTCGATGATAACGGCTTCCGCCGCATCAAGCTCTACTATGCCGATCATTTCGAGGAGTGGATATCTTCTGCTTTAGCCAGCAAGGTGCGGAGCTATCGCAGCTTCCGGCCGATCACCGCTGAAGAAGGCAACGGTGAGGAGTGGTGGGTGGAGAACCCCTACCCGCTCATCCCGATATTCCATTTCAGGACAAAACGGCGCAAAGCCATCAGCGAACTGAAAAACGCGATCCCCCCTCAGACAACCCTCAACAAACTCCTGAACGATATGATGGCCTCGGCTGAGTTCGCTGCCTTCCGGCAGCGCTATATCATCACCCAGGCCGACATCGGCGAAAATCTGGAAAACAACCCCGGCGTGATCTGGGAGCTGCCGGCCGGGGATGGGATGGGAGAGGGAACGAAGGTAGGGGAGTTTAGCGAAACCAGCCTGACCAACTTTATGGAGCCGATCAACCGGGCGGCCTTAACCATTGCCACGGTCACCCGCACCCCCAAGCACTATTTTGCGACAAACGTGGCCGCCCCGTCGGGCGAGGCGCTGTTGACTCTGGAGGGGCCGCTCAATAAAAAGTGTCAAAAACGGATCGAGCAGTTTACGCCGGTCTGGAAAAGTCTCTGGCAATTTATAATGTGGCTGGAAGGTTATCCGCTGTCGAAGGATGCTATCGTGCCGGTGTACGATAAGCCGGAGACGATTCAGCCCCTGACCCAATCGAACATCCGTAAGGCCAGCCGCGAAAGCGGATTGCCCCTGAAAACAGTGCTGCGCTGGGAAGGCCACACTCAGGAGCAGATCCAACAAATCGAAGAAGAGATTGATGCCGAGCGGGAGCGGGATCTAGCCCACGCCCTGCGGCAGCAGGAGATAGAATCAGCCGCGATGGGAAACGCCTTCGAGCGGATCACCAGCGGCCAGGCCCAGGGCCAAACCATTCAACCGGCGGATGAGGAGGCGCAAACCGATGACAGTTAGTATTTCGCGGTCTATGACAAATGGGGACATCGTCGAGATGTCTCTTAAATTTGAACCGCCGGCCAGGCCCGGCAATACAGTGGCCACCGTTAGTGGGTTCATCAAGGCAGGGGGCCAGCGATGGGAAGTTTCGGGGGGGGCGCACACGCATAACCTGGATGAATTTTTGTCGCTGTTCCGGGTGACACCGGCCGGCAAGTGAGCGCTGACGACGATCAACTGGCCGAGTTGACCGAGCAGATTCGGTCCGAGGTGGAACGATTGCGCCCGCAGATGCAGGTCGAGATCGAGCGCTTGCAGGTGGAGAAGGAGAGCCTCGAAGAGCAGCGCCGGCTGCGGGTAGCTGAAGAGCGCCGCGCCCGCATGCTACGAGACATCGTCGAGCGATATGCTCATTTGGGAGAGGAGACCCAGGCGCTCAACCGGCTGCTAACCAGCTACATCGAGCGAGACCCCACCACCTCGATTTTAAGGGAACTGTCGGAGGAGTTTAGCTCCCAAATAGATCATATCGAGCAACGGATTGGCGTGGTAGTGGAACTTATCCGCTTTGTTTTATCGAACCGTCATCTGACCGAGGAGGAGAAAAAACGGGTTGCGGCGGTCTATCAAAAACTGGATTTGGAGCCGACAGCGGAACGCTTACGGCGGCAGATCAGCCAGATCAGACGCAGCCTATTTGTATTGCAGGAGCAACGGGCTAAATACGGCCTGATGCCACCACCGGCGGTCATACTGGGGATCGAGGATCACGAGGCCGAGTTGGATCGCCTGCAAGAGGAGTTGCGGGCGATGGAGATGGACGAATGAACGCACAACAGCAATTTTTTATAAGCATTGTTATCAACGCGGCTATCGCCATTACCATGCTGATGGCCGCCGGCATCAACCTATGGGCGACGTGGCGCAATGGGCGCTCCCTGGAGGGCTGGCTGCACACGGTGGTTTGGGGGCTGCTGGCGTTGTATGCGCTGTTCACCTCGGCGCTCAGTCTGATTAATTATCTCGGCGTGCGCAATATACTGGTGGATAAATTAATTCTGGGGCGCAATGTGGAGTCGCTGCTGCTGCTGCTGCTGATTTGCGTGTTGCTTGTAGTGCCCCGGCTGCGGCCGGGGCTTTTCCCTAAATCATTGAATCTTTTTAGGGCGATGGCGGCCAGCGGCGCGGAGGTACGGACGGAACTGGAGCGGGTGCGCGGCCAGACCCATGCCCTGCGGCGCAGTAATGACAGTCTGGAGAAGTTCGCCTTTGCCGTTTCACACGACCTGCGCGATCCGATTAATCGGATACGCGGGCTGCTTTCGATTCTGTTGGAGGATTTTCCGGTCGAGGAGGAGGCAAAGGAGATTATGGAGCGCATCATCCGGGCCGGCGATGAGGCCGAGGCGCAGGTGGAGTCGTTACTTGAGTTCTACCGAGTCAACCGAGATCTAAAGATCGAGGATTGTCGGCTGAACGAGATACTGCTAACGGTGTTGGCGGTGTTTCCACCGTTTGAGATCGAGGTGGGGGAACTACCGATGGTGAGGGCGGATCGGCGGCTGATGGGCATTGTGCTTCAAAATCTCCTGTCAAACGCTATCAAGTTCAGCGACGGCCAGCCGGTGCGGATCAGCGGTGAGACGCAGGGCAATGAGCATGTGATCCGGGTGGCCGATAAGGGCATCGGCATCGCGCCGGAGTTTTTGGAGGAAATATTTCTGATTTTTAGACGCTTGCATGGAGCCAGCGAATATCCCGGCGCCGGCCTGGGGTTGAGCTTAGTGCAGCGAATCATCGAAGCGCACGGCGGGCGGGTGTGGGCGGAGAGTAAGCCGGGGGCAGGCAGTGAGTTCTTCTTCACCTTACCGGTTGCCTGAGCGGGTGCTATTGGTTGAAGATAATGACGACCACGTCTGGATGTTCAAGCGGGTGATGAGCCGAGTGGCAAAAGCAACGGTGATGGATCTGGCCACCAGTGGAGAGGCGGCGCTGGCCTATTTGGCGACGAATGTACCCGACTTGATATTTACCGACATCAACCTGGGCCGGATGAACGGCCTGGAGGTGATCGAGCAGGTGCGGGCCAAGGGGGGGCCGGCGGCGCGGGTGCCGGTGATTGTGTTGACCAACAGCCGGGCCAACCGGGACATCCTGCGGGCGTATGATGTCCCGGTGGCGGCCTATCTGACCAAACCGCCGCGGCAAGCCGAGCTGGCCGAAACATTGAGCCGGGTAATCGGGATGTACGAGCGAGCGGAGTTACCAAGCCAATTACAAATTGATTAACAAAATTAAGGGGGATTTATGAAACCACAACTATTGTTGGTTGATGATGAGCCGGATTATCACCTTATCATCAGTCGAATTTTGTCCGAAGATTATGACCTGACGATGGTCGATTCGTTCGCTCAAGCCAAGATACTGCTGGCTGCCCAGCAGTACGATGCTGTATTGCTCGATCTGAGCTTGCCGGATACACCCTCGGCTCGGAAGACGCTCGAATTGTTCCACCTCTACAGCCGGAAAATTCCGACAATTCCCATCTCCAACCATTCCAGTAAGGAGATGAAGATGCTATCCTTTCAATATGGTTGCTTGACCTATCTGGTCAAGAGCAAAATCAATGACGACTGGCTGAAGGAGGCGATCTTCAGCACGATTTACGTGAAAGGAATCGAAGCTCACCATCGGCAGCAAATGAATGAGATCAACCAGACCTTGATCGGGGCCTGGCAGTCGGTACTGATCGTGTTGCACGAGATCATCAAAAGTTTGGATAGCGTGCAGCCGCTCTCCAAGAAAATCGACAAGATGTCGAATTTGATTTCTAAAAAATTCAACGAGGTTAGCAAAACGATCTATCCTGATCCGGACGAGGAAGAGATCAAACGCATCGTAAAACGGCTGAAGGCGTGAGCCACCGGCTGGATGCTACGGGCCGGCGGAGAAAAACCCTGGCTGAACTCTTCGACGACGGGCAGGCAGGCGATTGGTTTATCGACGAGGCCGAGGGGAACGTGTGGCTGATGATGCCACACCTGACGCTCTATGCCGAAATTGAGGTCGAACCGTTACGCTAGCCTTACCGCACTCCGCTCAAAAATGGAGCCTGCTGGCAATACAATGGCAACCCGGATGCGCCGACCCTGAAGCCCTCTCTCGACTGGGTCGGGATGTGGCACGGCTGGTTGACCGAGGGTAAATTGAAGCACGTGTAGAGGAGCAACGATGGAAACCGTCCCGGAGTGGGTCACAAGCTACCTTGAGATGTGGCGAAGAAAGCTTTACTTGTTTGAGTGGGAGATTACCACCTTTATCAGCCCCCACCCGGATAACGATCCGGAGGGAGTGAGAGCCATTGTTACGCTTTACCCTGCCATCCTACAGGCTAACATCGTTTTCAAGGATGACATTCCGGCGATGTTGGAGGATGTTGAGCCGGGCGAGATACGGGGGTGGAAGAAGACGATCATCCACGAATTAGTCCATATTCGGTTGGCGGACATCACCGAATATGTGCAGGGCGATATTTTTAGCGAACTGTCGCCGGGAGCCGGCAGCCTGGCTCAGAAAAACCTTACCCGGCAAGTCGAACCAACCGTTGAGATTCTGAGCGAAATCCTTCTCCAACTCGAAGAGGGGGTCTCGCCTGAATATAGTTAGGAGTCGTTTAGGTTGTCCATCAAAATATATTTAGTTTCAGGAGGTTTACTGTGAAAAAGTTTTTGTTTGTGTTTCCTCTGGTGGCCCTGGCCATCGTGGCCTTGACCACCCCGGCTTATGCCCAGAACGGCACTAACACCGCCGTGGGCATTGTCGAACTGCTCGATTCTAAGCAGGCTTGGGTGGTGGCCCTGGTGGCCGGCGTGATCAGTCACCTGGTCCTCAACTTTATGATAAAAAGCGGGATCGTCCCGGACACACTTCAGGAGGAGACCCGGCGCTATATTGTCACCGCGGCCGGGATCGTCATCCCCCTCCTCTGGACCCCCGCCTTTGCTTACTTGTATGATCTGGCCTCGCTGCTCGATTTTGGTGGCTACACGGCCCTGGGCGCGGCGGCTATCAGTGTCACTTATGTGACGCACCGGCTAGGGAAGGGCAGCGCCCCCCAAACCGCTATCTTCAGCAACTACGAGGAAACCGTGGCCGATCTGCAAGAAAAGTACATCGACCCGCTGGAGCAGAATGGCTGATCCGCTGTGGCTGCAAACCGCAAATGAATATCAAGCTGAACTGGATCGCCGGTTCAGTCGGGATGCAGCCGCATTGGAGCGCGAGTGGGAGCGGGCCGGGAAAAAGCTTCGCGCTGAGATGGAGGCCCTGGCCCGTCACCTGAGCCGAATGGACCCGGCTCAGGTAACGGAGGGGATGCTGCGCCGGCTGGCTCAGTATCAGGCAATGCTCGCGGCGATGGAGAGCGAGTTGAGAGAGGTGGCGCGGCAAGCGGAGCCCAGCTTCGAGGAACAAGCCGCGACAGCGGCGGCCATCGGGCTGCTGTTTGGCGCGGCCATCCTCATGGCCGTGCGCCGCCAGCGACCGAAGCCCTTAACCGGCGCGGCTCTGCGCCAGGCCATCGCCGAGCGAGCGTTGGAGAACATCATCAGCACCGGCCGGGCGGGTAAGCCGCTCCGACAACTGTTGAAAGTCCACTCCGGCCGGAGTGCCGTCGCGGTGCGCACGGTGCTGCTGCAAGGGATTCGGGGGGGGGCCAGCCCGGAGCGGATCGCTACCAATATGGTTCGGAGCGGCTTTGGCTCATCCTACCAGCAGGCTCTGTTGATCTCGCGGGATCAACAGAGCCGCATCTTCCGCGAGGCCACCCGGCAATCATTCATCGAGGCCGGAATCCGGCAATATATGCGGCTGGCTAAACACGACCCGAACACCTGCCTGGCCTGCCTGGCCCTGGACGGCACGATCTATAGTGTCGATGAGTTCATCGAGACTCATCCGCAGTGCCGTTGCAAAATGGTGCCGGTCATCAACGGCTACGCTATCGCTGGCCGGCGCAGCGGCCAGGAGTATTTTGAAAGTTTGTCATCTCAGAGCCAAAAACGAATATTGGGGCCGGGCCGGTATGACGCCTGGCAAGCCGGTAAATTCAAGTTTGCAGACCTGGTGACTACGGGGCGCAACCCGACCTGGGGACCAACGGCCAGGGTCACGAATTTAAGGGACCTGATTTAGTTGACACGAAAGTCAATTCGTGCTAATATTATGTCGCCTCTTCGGTGGACCATCCAGATGGCCTCCTCCTTCGTGGAAGGTATCCCTGCCGGTCAACAGGGATACCTTTTTTTATTCCCCTAAAGGTACTATAACATATTACCGGGTAATAAGTTGACCATAACTAAAATCCGTGCTATGATGATTGTTGATATTGACTTCAAGGTCAATATCCGGGCGTGAGGCCCACAACTGGAAAGGGAGTTTCCATGCTATTTAATCAATTTTTGTTCAACCGGCTGTATTCAGCCCGGTTTGTTTTTGACAAAGACGGTGGAGCCGCTGGCGCAGGTGGCCAGGGCGAAGACAACACCGGCTCCGGCGGTGATGCCGGGGATGGCACTACAGAAGATGAGGGCCAACAAGACGACAATACCTCGACCGAGACGGAAGAGGGTGGTGAGACGCCTCAGTCGTACCAGGCGCTTTATGACTCGTTACCCGCAGAACATCGCACGCTCATCGATGATGAGATTGGCGGTTTGAGGAGCGCGCTCAGCAATGAGCGCTCCGGGCGTAAAGAGGATAACACCACCCTCAAGCGGCAACTCAAGGAGTTGCAGAAGCAGCTTGAGGAAGGGACCGAAGCTCGCGTTTCGCTCGATGGGATTATCGGCGAACGCGACAAGGTCAATGAACAGTTAGACCTCGAAACAGAACGCTCCGAATTTTTTCTTGACGCGCATAATTCCGGCGTCTTAAACCTCAAACTGGCCTGGTTGGCCGTTCAGGAAGAACGGGTCAACAAAGAGTCCGAGATGTTCGATAAAAAGGGACGAGTCGACTTCGATATCTTGAAAGAACAACATCCACAATTGTTCGCTCAAGAGAAGCCGACGACGACTGCAAGAACTCGGGCGGGATCAGGCCACGGTTCATCAGAAGCCAGACCAAAACGGGACATGAACTTCATGATCCGACGCGGGGCTGGCCGAACCTAACCCCCCCCCCTTAAGCTTATGGTTTTGTCGGTTTCGCTGAGCGAGTTACTCGTAGGAGACTCACTATGGCTTTTATTCAGCGAACCGACGCCGAAGCGCTTATGCCTGAAGATGCAGCGCTTACGGTAGTTGACGGGATGCCTGAGTCCAGCGCAGTGATGCGTTTGGGCCGGCAACTCCCTAATATGTCACGCAGCCAGCGGCGCATGCCGGTGGTTGATTCCCTCCTGACCGCGTATTTCGTCACCGGCGATACGGGTCAAAAGAAAACAGCTTCTATGGCCTGGGCCAACAAATACATCAACGCCGAAGAACTGGCGGTCATTGTACCCATCCCGGAGAACGTACTCGATGATACAGAGTACGACATCTGGGGGCAGGTGCAACCGCGCATCTCCGAAGCTTTCGGCGTTGCCTTCGATGGAGCCGTACTGCGCGGGGTTAACGCGCCGGCTGCCTGGCCGACCAACCTAAAGGCCGGCGCTTTGGCGGCCGGCAATCAAGTGGTACTCGGAGCCGGTGGTGGCGATCTGTATGACGACATCATGGGCGAGGCGGGGACTATTGCCAAGGTTGAAGAAGATGGCTTTATGGTCACCGGCCACGTGAGTGCCCTGAGTCTGCGAGCCAAGCTGCGGGCCCTGCGCGATGATGATGGCAGGCCGATTTTTGTGGCCAGCATGCAAACCGGTGGCGGCTACGAACTGGAAGGCAACTCTATCTATTTCCCCCGCAATGGGGCGATGGATGCCACCGATGTATTGATGTTCTCCGGCGATTGGGATCAGTTGGTTTGGTCTTTCCGGACCGACATCACCTACAAGTTACTTGATCAGGCGGTGATCCAGGATACAGACGGGTCAATCCTCTATAACCTGGCCCAACAGGATATGGTCGCCTTACGGGCAGTGATGCGAATCGGCTGGCAGTTGCCTAACCCAATCAACCGGATTCAGGAAACGGAAGCTGACCGCTACCCGTTTTCTACCCTGTTGCCGGCTTAAGGCTGTGCCTGTTTAGATCAAGTTGATTTTAGCTCTTAAGGAGACACGTTATGCTTCGTAAGTTAAACCTTCCTTTAATTGGCGGTTTTTTAGCCATTGTGGCGGTGCTGTTTAGCCTGAACCTCATGTCCGATCAGGCGGTCAAGGCCGCACCTCCGGCCATTCCCACGCCGGTGTCGGTGAATTACTCCAATGACAATGTTTTCGCCCCGATTCAGTTTTTCGCCAACAACACCGTTCTGACCGAGAGCACCACCTCGCCCAGCTTCGTGCTGGGTGAGGCTGAGTTGCTGGATATCCACTACGACGTGGACCAGACCGATGTCAACACCATGACAATCACCCTCCAGTTTAGCAACGATGACACAAACTGGGTAAATGGCCTGGCCGTGCTGACCGACAATGCAGCGGATGCGGCCGATTTACGGCAGTTCCAGAACTTTGGTTACCGCACCCGGGTAAGTGTAGCCCTGTCGAACACCAACGCGGTGACGTTGACGACATTTCGAGCGATGGCCCGGCGCTAACGATGAGCCAACAATCGAGTGGCTTGGGTAGTTAGATTCGCTCAAGCCACTCCAAGGGGAATAAATGTCCAGGAATGAGCCGGGCTTGTTGGACTTGCCGCAAGGGCTGGGGGGATCTGAATGACGGTCATCGCTACCGACAACTTCACCGCTGCAAACGGCACCCAGTTGGAGACCTACAACTCCAACTGGACCATCAGAGAAGGCGCGTTTGATATATTTTCCAATAGCGTCGCTCCTGATGCTGCTGGAGAGTGTACGGCTGTCCGGAACGCTGAGAGCTTCGATGACGATCAGTACGTTGAGGCGACGGTCGTCGCCATATCTAGCGGCATTTACGTCGGACTGGTTGTGCGTTGCGATTTGGCTGGGGCCGTCAATTACTATATGTGGGCCGCTGATAGCGCCGATCAGGGCTATCTGGTGAAGTTTGTGGAGGGCGAGAACACCGTTCTACTAAACGGCGGTTCCACATTCTCCGTTAGTGACCGGCTGAGATTTGAGGTCGAGGGCACAACCCTGAGAGGGTATATCAACGACGTCCTGGATATGACGATCACGGACGCATCTATCGCGTCCGGCTCGCCGGGGTTGAAGGGGTTGAATGACGGGACGGCCTCTCGGTTGGACAACTGGGAGGCCGGGAATTTAGCGGTGGTGATAGTCCTAAACGTGGCAGGCAGTTTGACTCCGGCCGGTTCGCTGGTCAGACAACCCCACAAAGGGGTGGCCGGCAGTGTCTCGCCGGCCGGTACGGCCCTCAAGTCTCTTGGGCGATTGTGGGGCGGAGTGATAGTCCCCACCGGGGTGACAATTCGCCAGGCTGGATTACGACAGGCGGGTAGTTTAACTCCGTCAGGCGGTCTACTGCTCCAGGTGCGCAAATTACTGGCCGGCAGTCTGACCCCCAGCGGCACGGTGGCCACCATCCGCACAGTGTTACTCAGTCTGGCCGGTTCGCTCACGCCCGGCGGGATAGTCATCCGGCAGGTGCGGCTTTTGGCCGGCGGTGCAGTGCAGCCGGTAGGGGCGGCCCTCAAATCTATCAGCCGGGGCTGGGGGGGTGAGATCACGCCAACGGGAACGGTGAGCAGTATCCACTCGATTTTGTTGAGCCTGGCCGGGAGTGTAGGCCCCAGCGGGATGGTAGCCCGGCAGGTGGACAAACTTGTCGCCGGGGTGGTTGCCCCTGTAGGTAGTCTCAGCCGGTCTGGGCAGAAGTTGCTATCGGGGCAGATCATGCCAACGGGCACGGCGAGCAGTATCCGCTCGATTTTATTGAGCCTGGCCGGGAGTGTAGGCCCCAGCGGGATGGTAGCCCGGCAGGTGCGACTTTTGACCGGCGGGGCAGTGCAGCCGGTGGGAGCGGCCCTCAAATCTATCAGTCGGGGCTGGGGGGGAGTGGTCACGCCGGCCGGTACGGCAGCGTTTATCAAAACCCTGCTGTTGAGTGTAACCGGCAGTTTGACCCCCAGCGGTGTGGTTGGCCGCAGGGTCAACAAAGTTTTTTCCGGCGCGTTGGGGATCAGCGGGGGGCTCGGTAAGCGGGCCAGCCGGTTGTTTAACGGGGCGCTCAGCCCCAGCGGTCTGGTGTCGTTTGGCGAGACCGTTGTCAACGAAGTGCAGACCTTGGCCAAAGCCATGTTCAAAGCGATGTTCAAAAGAATGAGGTAAACAATGCCTATCCAAAAAACCGTGACCATGCAATTTGAAGCTTCGATCAAGGCCGTTTTGCGGGATGACGTACTCGACGTCAGCCTGAGCGTAGCCGCGCCCTATGGCGATGGGCGGCAGGCGGCGGTCGTCGTTAAACAATTTTCCGATAAAACCCTGGCCGGTCTCAAAACCGCCCTGCACGCGGCCCTCGCCGAGCAGCTAGACGCGGCCTTAGAGGCGGCCCAGGCCAAGGCGCACGAGGCCTTGATCGTAGCCACTGTCCGAGGTGAATTATGAGTTTGAATATCGTTTCCTCCAGTGCCCCGGCCGGTTCGCTGGGGCTGAAAAAGCTGCCGGCTCTGCGGCCGGATGGCTTCTTTTTGCGAGATTATCTGCGCCACGCTTTCCCCCAGCGCGGCCTGGAAGCCCAAGTCAATCAATTCCGCACGGCCAACCTTCCCCACCTGTGGCGCGGCTTGCGCCGGGTGGCGTTGGCTCAAGCGCTGAATCTACCGATCCATTTCGGCATGCTCCACCTGGCTATCATCCGCCCGGAAGGGACGGGGGTCGAGCAGCTTATGGCCGACTATATCGGCCTGAATAACCCGTTGCTCTCCTTCCCGGATTTCGCGGCCAAGCAGGGGCTGCGCTTCCATCGTACTTTCCTGGGGCTGGCCTCGATGCGGGTGGTGACGACCGCCGGGGTGAACTTCCTGGT